ATCGGGTCGAGCATGGGCATCAACCGCAGGCCCTCGATAAACCCGTACTCGCGCATGACGATTTTGCGCCCTGCGATGGTTACGCCCTGGTTTGGGTGCAGCACGGCCAGATCATCTGCACCGTCAGCCTTCGCCGCCTTCGCCTTCACGGGCGCCTTGATGACGCCCGGCTTTTTACGTGGGGGCATGACGCAGGCCTATCAGTAGTCGATGGTGCGCATGTAGCCGAATTGACCCAGCGCATCGTCGGCAGCTTTGCTCATGTCAGCCAACGGCTTGAACGATACCGGCGAACTGGCCAGCTGCTCGCCGTTGTTAATGAGTGACAACGTCTGCAGCAGGCCCACGTCCACCTTGAACAGCATCACCTCACAGGGCTTGCTTTCTTCCGCGAGGTTCACACCCCGGTAGCGCAGCGCATACTCCTTGCGGGTACGGTTGAGCAACGTTCCGGTCTTGTACGCGGTGTGCGCGTATGCGGCCTTCAGCGGATTGGTCGGCGCGGGGCCCGATGGCAACGTAAGGAACCTGATCTCGCCGAACACATCAAACTCGTAATGCGTCGCGGCGATCGTGGCAGGCGAGCCGGCGCTGTCTGTGATCACCAGGCTGCTAACGCCCGGATGGGCCAGCTGCACCACGTCACCGGCAGTGATATTACCGAGCGATTCTTCCGTGACAGTTCCCGACGCCTGGGTAGCAGCGGTGCCCAGCGTCAACAACGCTACGATATCGGTGTTGAGTGTGTGCAGCACCATATTACCGCTGGCTGTGACTGCGTTATGGATTTGGCGCACCTCGCGGCGCACGCCTGAATAGCTCTCGCGGTGCGCGAATGTGCCATCCTCCAACCCAACGCTCAGCTCACTGACATCGCCCAGCCACTGCCAGTCGCCGAGGCCTTCGCCGATGCGTTCTGCAATTTCAACCGCGCCCTGGCCGTAGTGGTATGTCTCTTGTCCCTGGTTCATGATTTGCTATCTCCGGTTGGTGACTCCGACACCGTCTCCGGTGCGATGACATGCTGCGCGAGCAGCCAGTTGCGCACTGGTTCGGTGACCTGGATTGTTTCGCTGGCGCGATGCTGCTCGCCGGCGTGTTCGTGATCACGCAGCAGCATGACCTTGTGCAGTTTTGCTTGTCCCTGGGCTTTGCTCACGGTGTACCTCCGAGCGTGTAGGTCGTGGTGTAAACGTCGATCCACAGCAGGTTGCTGCGGTCGTAATCGAGCACGTCGCCCTGCAACCAGATGCACGGCGTGCAGTGCGGCGGCGTCCAGCCGAACACGGCCTTGCGGGCATTGCCGACCAGGATGCCGGCTTCCTGCAGCGCGGCCCGGCCACTGGCATCGCGGTAATTGCGCGCCGCTACGATCACGCCAAACGTGGTTGGTGCAGCGGCTCGGCCGCGCGCCTGGGGCGCAGAGCCCGCGCCGTTGCGATCGCCTGCCAGCACCACATACACCGTGCCAGGCCGAAAATCGCCAACACTCTTGACTGCCGCATAATCGGCGGCACCCGATACCGTTTCGAACCCGAACTGCGGATCTTGCAAACGCTGTTCGATCGGCGTGGTGTCGAAGAACCACATCGTCAGTAGTCCTGCAGCGCATCGCGCACGGGTGTGCAGCCTTTGCTGACCAGGGGCGCGCCGCCGGTACCGCTGCTCGCGACTTCGTCATCCTCGCCCAGTGCCAGCTTGCCGTCGGCCACTTGCTGCAGCAGCTTCATCGCGTCGCGGTAGTCGCGCACGATGGTGTCGTCGGAATCCATCGAGCGGCGATTCTTGTGCAGGTTGTACCGGGTGATCGCGCGGCTCCAGACCGTGACCAGGCGATGGATAGGATCGAGCGGCAGGGCATAACCCCGCTGCCGCAAGAAGCCGTCAATCAGGCCGTCCGCGTCAGCGATCGCATCATCGATACGCAGCAGTGCCTCATCTGCCAGGGCAATCTCTTCCATACTCCAGTCGGTGCGATCGCCTGCCTGCAGAGTCAGCTCCATCAGCTCATAAGGCACCAGCGCCTGGTGCTCGTCGCTGGCGACCTGCGCCAGCTCACGCGCGCCGGGTCGCTCGGCGAGTTGCTGATGGGTGACGTAGGGCATGATCAGGTGCCGGACTGTTGCGCGGCTTTCTCACGCGCGGCTTGAATCACCACGATGAAATCAGCTTTCGTTTTCGCGTTACCCGCTTCCAGGGCCATACCCTCCACTGCGGCCTTGAGATCGGCGACTTTCATGGCAGAGATCGCCGCAACGAACTCGGCGTCGGGCATCGTCATCAGGTTGCCAGTGATTTCCTCGGATTCCTCCGTCTCATGCGAAAACGTCACTGCGCCTTTCGCCAACAGCCTCTCGGCCTGCTCGTCCGTCAGCTGGATTGGTTTACCGGCGGGTACGGTCTTGCCACCAGGGCAAGCGATCGCGTAAACAGCCAGGTAGATTTTTAAACTCATGGTGGGTCTCCCAAAAGACACCCGGCAGGGGAGACCTGCCGGGGCCGACGTTACGGGGGCTTATGCCCCCTCTAGTTATCCTGATCAGCCGCTGAACGGCGCGCCGGCATCCTCGAAAAAGTAACCCGCCGCAACGCCCGTCAACTGCGGTGCGCGCTCGTAAGTAGCAGGGTAAATCCACGACTTGGCAGATTCGTCGTAGTACGGCGACTCAATCAGCGGGTGACCCTCCATCTCGTAGGTGTAGCCATAAGAGGGCTCGTCCATGCTGCTGTTGGCAGGTGCCGCGTAGGCAAGTACCGCGTGCAATCCCCAGACCTGGACGAACGCTCCCGCGCCGTTTTGGTAACGCGCCCGGCCCACTACAACACGTTCCACGTCGAACACGCTTGCAAGCTGCGCTGCCGAAACGGAGCCTGACTGCAGCCCCGTGAAGCGCGCCAGCACGTGAGGGTTGCTTCGGGCTGCCGCAAACGCCTTGCCCGACAGCAACAGGACGTTCGGGACCATACCGATGCTGTCACCGATGGCCTCTTGTGCCGTCGCGACATCGACGATGGGGTTGCGATCGGGGTCGAACCACGAACTGGCGCCCAAATCGATTTTATTGTCACTGCCGTACAACGAGGCATTGGTCGCAATCACAGCCTGCTCACTTTCCAGCGCGAGTTGTGCGACCCCCAAGCCCAGGCGGACTGCACGTGTGCCCAGGTTGATGCCTGGTACGACTGACGCGTCACGCATCCACTCGCGCGGCACGCCCACTTCCAGCGCGTCTTGCACGAGGGCATATGGCACGCCGGCATAGCCGAATTGAATGCGCGCCGTGTTGCCGCCAGGCGCGCGACGAATGTTGTATTGGCGGAACTGTTCGGTACCAAACTGGATCACCTGGCCACCGCTCACCTGAACGGGAACTTTCGGGAACAGGTTGTGCCCGACGTACTCCTGCTTTTGGTAGCCGATGGCGATGTTGGTCAGAACGGGATCTATCAGTCGCACTTGCTTAAGATTCATGGCCTTGTCTCACTGTGAATGAAATTGGTCCAGTTTTTTTGTATTGGGGATCTGGGAACCCCGCCCGCACCAGGGAGTTCGGTACCGCTTAGGCCAGAGCCACCAGGCCTGGTATCAGCAATATTTCAAACGGTTGATCGGCGACGCCGGCTTGCAGCGCGATGCCTACGGGTATTTTGGTACTAACCGCCGTGATCACCTTGCCGCTGGAGCCCACCGCGACCTTCGCACCGGCGGCGACATCCGCACCGGCAATTGCAATCGTGGTGCCCAGCGCATCGGTGGCGACGTAATCGCCGATCGCGGCGTCTTCGGTGGCAAACCCCGCCACGGCTACACCATTGCCAGCCACTGCACCGGCGTACGTGACGGCCTGATACTTCGTTAACACCGCACTGGCCAGGATGGTCAGCGTCAGCAACGGTCTCTTCTGTGCACTCATGTCATGCTCCTATGGACGATTAAACGATGTGCGGGCTACGCACCCACTGCAGCAGCAGCGGTGGCGTAATCCACGTTGTGTTTTTTCTGGTGAGCCACGATGCGGTCGTGCAGATCGAGGCGGGACTTGTCGACGCTGTAGCCGGTCGGCGCAGCGAAGTTGGCATTGCCTCCACCCTGTTGGTTGTCGGCATCGGCGCGCGAATGCTCGCTGAAATCGACACGGGGCGGCAGTTCCTGCAGGAACTCGCGCAGCCACTGGCCAGCGGGCTTTTTGACCTCGCCGGTATCGGCGGCGAATGACACGGTGCCCGCGTCATCCTGGGCAGCCATGAATGCGACCAGGCCAGCTTGCTCGCGCGGCAACACTTTGCCGTCTTTCACGAGCTGCTCGGCGAATGACGCGATCTCATCGGTGCGCGCCTTGGCTTCCTTTTCCTGCAACCCTTTTTCACGGGCGGCAAGATCGGCAGCTTTGCTATCGAGCTCCGCCTGGCGCGCAGCGAATTCGGCAGTCTGTTCCTTGGCTTTGTCTTTGTCAGGCACGTTGGTCTCCTCGGTTTGGATCGTTGCTGCCCCCGGGGCGGCAAACTCAATGGTGACGACGCCATCGTCGTCGGCGGAAAAGCTGGCAGGCTTGAGGCCGGTCACGGCAGGTGCCGCGCCCCCCAGGAACCCGACATGGCGCAAGTACCACACACCAGGCACCGGGTTTGCGGGGCTTTTGGGTGTGAAGAATGACGCGGAAATTTTTGGGTAACGCCCATCGTTCACCAGCTGGGCAAATGCGGGGTCGACCTGGTCGCCCTCGGCGAGCAGCTTGTCGCCGACCGTTCCCAGGCGGCTGGCCCAGCCATAGGCGGGGTCGTCGGTTTTCGGGTGACCTACAACAAACGGCGATTTGAACACGGCCGGGTCATACGCTGCAGCCGTGGCTGCAAGATCAGCGGCGGTGAACGACAGCGCCTGGCCGCTCATGTCGGTCCAGTTGCCAGCCTTGAAGATCTCCAGAAAATTCACATCACGCACTCCGTAGTCGTGTTGTCGAATCGAATTCGCAGGGTGCAGATTGCGCGCGGGAATAGCGTGCGTCTTTTTGCTCGGGCAGGAATCGTGTAAAACTTTGAGGAGGCGACGGCCGAGGGGATGCAATGGGATTGCGTGACGGCCCGTGAGGCGGAAAATAGCACGCCTATGGCCCATTAATCACCGAAATTCTGCCCCGCGCCCGATCCTGTGCTGCGGATCTGCAACACAACCCCTTCAAAAACCTTTATAAAGGCGCTCCACGCTCGAACGCGTGCGTTGGGACGCCGGGAACGTAACCGCGCTCACAGGCGCATTCTGGGGCTCAGCGGCGTAAGGCGAACTGTAGGTATTCCTGCGTCATTTCGATAATGCGCCGCTCATCGTCGGCGGTGGTGCCAAGCCAGGGCCGCGCGGGCATGGTGATGCCGTGTTCGCGGACGGTGACATCCTGGGCAAAGTTGCTGCGGCTCTCCTTGACGAACCGGTTGCCGACAGTGCCATCTCGCCCCTGACGAAAATGGAGCGTTCGCTGGCTCGCGGGCTTTTTGATCACGCCGCCGAACTGGTGGATCGCGCCGTAGGGTTGGTTGGTGCCGAACTCCAGACCGGTATCACTGACATTGCCGCGCAATGTGTCGCGCAGATGCCCGCGCAGCGTCAGCACCTTATCCGCGTTCTTGTGCTTGCGCCGCTGATACGCCGGGGAGAGCGGCCGCCATGGCGTACCCTGTGGCGATACCTGCGCCTTAAAGCGTGCATCATGCGAACGCTTCAGGTGATCACTGATCTGCTGGAATAGCGGTGCCGGATGTTCAACGGCATCGAGCACGCGCCCGATCGCTGCAATCACGTCCTGGTTGTCAAACTCGATTCTGGCCCCGGCCATGCAATGCTCCTATACTGTATTCACGTCCTTTGCGTGTGCTGCCCCCGGCTGTAGGGCCTCCAAGCGTAGAGGGCGCCCACGGTAGCCGGGCTGTGGGATCTATTCTTCCCGTCGATACAACCGCACACCGATCCGCTGCGCTTCCAGATACGCATCATCGGCCGTCTGAAACACGGTGACGCCAGACCATCCCGATTCGCCCAGCTCGAATACGGCCAGCGCTGGCACCTCCTGATCGGGCAGCAGCCAACGCGCGATGTAGCGGCGACGCAGCATGGATCGCTTGCGCGCCTGGTGATACTCAGCTCGCACCCAGATCTCGTCCGGATCGATAATGGCGTTGGCCAGCAGCGGCAAGTATTGCCCCCGCCCGCCCTTGTTGGCCTTGCTCTCGCCCGTACGGCGCTGGGTAAACATCTCTGCACCGATCACCAGCGGCTCGCCAATCACGTCGCGATAGATCACAGGCTCATCGAGCGTTGCGTCGAAGCGCTCCAGGAAGCGGCGCGAGTACTCCTCATCCGACAGGTCCTGCGGCAGCAACTCGGTTGCGCCGACCGCGCGAGGCGGCGGCAGCGGGTCACTCGGTGCCGTATTCGGCACGCCTGGTGCGCCACTGGAACCAGGCGGAGGATCTGGCAACTCGGGTGGTACCGCGCTGTGGAGACGCGAGGCACCGGGGATGTGCTCGAAGCCGGGATCGATGCCTTTGGGGACGCGTACTGTGCGCGGCCCGTCCAATCCACGTTGGCCGATGAGACGCTCCTCCCACTCAATCTCCGGCGCGGTATCCGGGCCGCTTTTGCCCAACCGTTCCAGATCCGCCTCGCTCAGTGCGGTGACGCTGCACTGGCAGCCCCAGGCATTGATCGGGAAAAACCACTGCCACCACTCATTGTCCCAACGCAGGATCATGCCGTCCCATGCCAGGTGTTCCTCGCGCGGATGCTCAACGGCATCGCTGTGGTGGTACTGCCAGTAAGGCAGGTAATCGCGTGATGCATACAGCTGCTGGTAACGCCCGGCGTTGTAGCTGGAATACAGGTTTGTCTCGTAGATGGTGCGGGAGCGCCACAAGCGGCCGCCGTTATAGTCCCAGCCGTGTGTAGCGACAATGCGGTCGAAGTCCTGGCGGAATTGCTCCAGCGTGCGCCCCTCCTCCAGGAAGCGAGTTACCGCAGCGTGGAAATCCTGCACGATCGCATTGCGATTCGCGCCGGCCACCATGAAAGACCAATCGTGCTCGGCGTTGTAAATGTCCGTCCAGGCCGCAGTCGGAATCGCCAGCTTGCGACGCATGAACTCGATCTGTTCTTGAAAAGGCACCGAGCCATAACTAGCGGCCATTGCGCTCGTCCTGGATCTCGCTGCGCCCGGCCAGTTCCGCCGCAGTGGTTGCCTCGGCCATCGCGTCGGCGTAATCGTCCAGTGTCATGCTCGGGTACAGCGTGAGCAGCTGGTCGCGCAGCGCCTCCAACGAATCGACCTCCATTGCCAGGGCGCGGACCTGGTCAATCCAGGCATTGCTTGCTGGCTCCACGTGTTGGCGCGCAGGGTCAAGCATTTGCGCCGGTGGCGATAACGCAGGCTCGGCAAACGAGGCTGCCGCGCCTGGCGGTGCCGGTGGCAGCTGCGCACCGGGGATTGTTGGCTCAGGCGTAGCCGCTTCCCAGCCGTCGCCATAGGTGTCATTCACATAGGCGAGCGTTGGCTTGTAGCCCAGGTCCTTGATTTTCGCATCACGCTCGGCCCGTGCGGTGAGATCCTCCTCTGGCATCACCATCCGATAGACGCGCGGCGGGTTTGCACCTGGGTAGTTATACTCGGTCAGCCAGCGCACCACTGAGCGATTGAAACTCTCGCACACCAGGTCAGCGTCCGCCTTGATCAGATCCGTGCGCACGTCGCCCTGCAGGTCATCGTTGCCAAGCTTGCCAGGCGTGCCCTGGGTACTCGCCACCTGGCCGAGCGTCACCTTGGCGATCGCGTTGTCCATATGCTCGTAAAGCTCTTTGTAATCGGCTGTACCGCTGCGCGCGGCCTCCAGGAACTCGATTTCCATGCCTTGCGGGATGGCGATACCACTGTCGGTATTGACCGCCTCCAGCGCTTCCAGCAACTTCTGCCGCTCTCCCGGCGTTGCACCCACGGGATGCTTGCCCACCGTGGTCGGCTGGCCGAATCGCTCCAGGAAGGTCATCCAGTAGCGCATGCCGGCACGCTTGAAAAACACAGGCCAGTAGAGCCAGTGCGCCAGGCCGAGGCCGTAAGGTTCATCGTCGTGATCGGAGCCTGTGGCGAACGTCCAGAATTTGCGATCAGGGAGTAACTCACCCAGTGGATTATCGCTGGTCTTCAGCCGCAGGCGGCCCTCGCCGTCCCAGCCAAAGCGCCGGCGGTCTCGCACCTTGATCGCGTCGACGGTGATCATTGCGCCATCGCGCGCCCACATCACCTCGGCAGCGGCATAGCCATAGTAGACACCGAACAGCATGCGATCGGTGATACGGTCCCAACCGACTTCCGCAATGACCTCGCGCAAGTGGTCGGCCGCCTTCTTGTCGGCGCGGCTGGTGCCGCCGGGATCGATGTCCCACTCCTTGCCAATCACTGCCAGGCGTCGCTGGTGGAAACACGCGGCCACCTGGTCATCGCGCAGCACTTCCTGGTAGATGGTGTAATCGCCGTTCCCGCGCAGGCGCAGCACACTGTCGCTCGGCTGCATGATCATCATCGGGTCGACGTAACCACGGGTGATATCGCGGCCATCGCGCGTGGTGGCTACCTCGCGCATGTCCGGCCGGCGCGATGTCGACTCCGCGAAGTTGGCCGGAACCAGCAGGCCGGAGCGGTGCGGTTTGTGGATCATTGGAAGCCTCCGAATTGTGTGCGGCCGCCACTGCGGACAAGGCCCTGATCGAGATCGTTGCGGCTGCTACGCGGGCCAGTTGATTGAAAACCGATGACAACGCCAGGTTGCGATGCGGCGTGAATCGCCAGCCCGAGCGCCCAGAAATGGTCGGCGTGGCCGTCTGGTGTGCGTTCCGCAGCAAACCGGATGTTCCCGGCGGCTGTGACCTGCTTTGTCACCTGTCGAAGGTCTGCCCGCACAATCGGATCGTGCGGAATACGTATGCGCCGGTCTTCCATTCGCCCGCGAATCGGGTAGGCGAGCGCCTCTTTCACACGCGGCGTGAACGTCACCGCTTCAACACGATCTTCCCCAAATTTGTCCTGCGCATCATCCGCCCAGCCGATACCCAGGCCAGTGGCATCAATGCAAATGCGATCGCTACGTTCGAACCAGGGCCAGATAATTTTCTCCTGGTCGGATTTGCGCATGTTCTGCAGGCGTTCAAGATGACGCGTGTACAACACATCACCGAGCTCCTCCAAGACCCATAGCACGGTCAAATCCTTTTTCCGGCCGATATCGACACCCGCGTACAGACGCCCGGTTTCTCGCTTTTGCCAATCGACATTGGGCGAGTACTCCGCCGAGGCGATCAGGTCGTATTCCAGGAATGCGACATCGTCATCTGCCGGGTTGCACATGTATTCCTGCTGGAACGACTCTTCGTCGGCGCAGCCGGAGCGGATGAACTCGAAGTACTCGGCTTCATCCATGGCCTGGCGTTCGTCATCGGCGGGCAGCATCTGCTGCAGTTTGTAGAGAAACCCGCTATCCAGCGCGTCTTGCAGCGTGACACGGTGCAGGCTGATACCCTTGGGATTGCCGCCCTCGCGCGCCTCCCGCACCAGCTGGTTGAAAAAGTTGTGGCTGCCCCGGTGGGTGGAGATCACTTCCATGTTGCCGCCCCAGGTGATACCGGGGTAGGCGATGGACCACAGCTTGCGCGGATCTGGATGCAGGGCAAATTCGTCGAGAATCCGGCCGCCGCGCTTACCGGCCTGGGCGTCGGGGTTACTGGACATGCTGTGAATGCGTCGACCGTTGGCAAACTGCAGCACGTACGCTGAGACGCGATCCTTCGGATCGATGACCACTTCGCCCAGGTCCTTGGCGGCGAGATTCATCACGCGCGCCCACATATTGCAATCCTCGACGAACAATCGCGCCTGCAGATCATCGCGGCTGCTGACCCATTGATCAAAGCGGGCACCAACAGCCGCAGTGCGTTCGTCTGCGGCGTAAGCGGTCGACCAGGACAGGCCAATCTGCCTAGCCTTTTCCATCAACTTGAGGCGGCTATCGTCTTTGATCCAACGGCTTTGGAAAGGCAGAAAGATGGCGTCCGTATTCGCCGGAATCACCTTCGCATTGCCCTTGCGCGCCGCTGCCATCACGCAATACCCAGGGCTTCACGAATCGTCAGTTTCGTTTCCTCGGTCACGCCGCCTTTCGACTGCAGCATATCGAGCTTGGCCTTTTGTTCAGCCAGCAGCGCCTTGCGCGCCCGCTCCTCGGCTTCTGTCTGGTACTTCTTCAGCGTCACACTGGAGCGCGTCAGGGTGGCAATGTTCTTCGCTGCATCCGCCAGCAGCCCGACACGTTCAGCTGGTGACATTTGCTCTTCGCCTTCAGCGTCACCGGCTTCCTGCAGGGCCATGATCGACTCGAACAGTTCCGACTGGATCATCGCAGTCAGCGCTTCACTGCGCGCGTCCATTTCATCGCCCGCCTGGGCGCGGATGATCTTCGCGGCCTCGGTGCTCGCGCGGATCGCGGACAGGCGGCGCTCCAGCTTCTGGCCGTAGCGGCCAACGGCGGAGCGGCTTGGCAGATCCCCGGCTTCGGCTTCGTCTGGCCAGCGGTCGCGCAGATCCGCGATCAGCTCGTCCAGCGTCATGCTGCCGTCGGCCAATTGCCCCTGGATGTGTGCCTTTATGTCATCAGGTAGCCTGTCGATAGACGATTTACGGCCCACGGGATCACCAGTACTTCGCGGGGCGGGCAACACCAGGTTCACAGTCAACTGTGTACTCGGCAATGTCGACACCGTGGCGCGTGAGTTCGGAAAACCATTTGCCGTCGGGCTGTTTGCGCACACTGACCAGGCCGCGGTCATTCAAGTAGTCCAACTCGCGGCGGATCTCCATTGGCGTGGCGTCCAGATATTCGCTCTGGGCTACCGCGAGGATCGGCATTTCGTAGGCACCGACAGGCCGCGCATTGTTGAGCGTCAGCAGGATCAGCCAGCGCAGGCTTTCACGCCGCACCTTGGCCACGTCAATTGTCATGTTTTTGTACTCCCAACACTCCGCGCAGCTGCGCGTTTTCCAGTTTCACTGCCAAGCCGTCAATCTTCGCTTCGATGATGCTTTGCCCGCGAATGTAGTCGTCGCGCATCACGAACCGCAGCGGCAGGTCGCTTTTAAGGGCCATCACCTCGCGCTCAACACGGCGCCACTGGTTGACCTCCTCGCGGTTCGTGGCCTCGATAGATTCCAGCCTGGTGCTGATCGTGCCGAACTGCAGATCGAGGTTCTTTTGCTGCTGCGCCAGCAAGGAGCGGCCGACCATGGCGCACGCGCCAATACAGAAGCCAGCGAATGCACCAAGCGCTGTGAGGAGTTGCCACACTTCGATCGATAACAACATCAGGAATGGGTACTCCAGTCGGTTTCAGGGACAAAGTCATAGCCGAACAGCATGCCGTCGCGGCGCTTGCTCCAGTACAGCCAGCCGCCCAGGCGGACGCCGGCCCACATAGCCACGCGCTGCAGCCAGTTCACACCTCTGTCACGCATGGCATCGCGGAAAATGCGATCGCATTGCGCACGGCTCAGCCAGCCGTTGAGGCCCTGCGAGCAGTAGAGGTAGTCGTGTAGCACCGCCGCCTCGCGGGATCGGCCATTGACGTTGAACACGCTGCGTAGTAACCGGGGAATGCTCGCCAGGTCCGTGATGAACCCGGCGGGTACGCCGATGGTGCCGAACATCTCATGGCTATAGGCCAGTATCGCCAATACCACCCATTCGTTAGGCTCGTCGTGGGCGCGCAGGTCTAATGAAGAGAGAAAGCCTGGCATCATGCCACCGCCGGTATGGGTGCCAGCCCCAGTGCGTTGCGCGCGCGACGCCAGTACGCATCGCGATCCTTATAGCCGTTATAGCCACCGTTGATCTTGCGGGTGATCGTGCGGAAATCGTTGATGTCGGCCCACAGGTTCAGGCCCTTGTCCCACCAGAACCAGCAGGCCGACTGAACGGCGAACTCTGCCGACTCCAGCAGCTCCGGGTGCGAGCACAGATCCACTCCCAGGGCATCACCGCAGGAACGGTAGTTGGTGGCGCCGGTGATCTGGATCAGGCCACGGCCACGGAATCTTTGCCCGTCACCGTCCGCCGCAGGTGTGTTGCCCAGGCGTTTTGCGAGAGTGCCGGTGTCGTATTTGGCCAGGTAGTTGTTACTGCCCAGCTCGCGCACATAGCGAAACTCTGCACTCTCGTGCATCACCTGGCCAAGGAACGCCGCCAGGCGAACGGGTGTATCTATGCTGTACGCAGGCGCATGGATGGCCAGGTGCGGCAGGTATTCGCCACAGCGGGCCTTACCCGCCTTGGTGATACAAATCTGCTGTAACTGTTTGAGGGTGATCACGCGCCGGCCTGTTATCTCGTAAACACGGCCAGCTTGCCCGCGCGCGCGCGAGGCGTAATCTTGCCTAGGCAAAAATAGCTTTGCCTGGATTGAGGTCACAATGCGAGCTCCACCATCAGGCGCAGCACTATGAACGGTTCACAAAAGGTGACGTTTACCGGGGAACAACGTGTGTTCCTGCGTGCTCTGGTTGAAAACTGGCAAGCCGAGGCTCAAACCGCACAACACTGTGTCGGCTTGTGCATTGACGAGTATGAGAAGGCCAAGCTGGCCAACAGGCATAAGCACTTTCAGACCTGCGCTAACGACCTGACCACGGTATTGGAGCAGGGCCACTTGCCACCGCGCGTTGCGCATGGGCAGTGGCTGGAGGCGATGAGAGCACGGGCTTAAGAGCAAAAGCAAACAGCGGATCTCGGTCCGCAAGAAAACGAAAAAGACGGGCGACTGACTGCTGCGCTAACAGCAGCCAGCCCCCTCATCGCGACCTACGAGGGATCGCAAATCGGGCCATGACCCGCCACTGTGCGCGCACAGCAGGGGCAGTCTACCGGCCGATAACACGGACCACAAGGAGACCCCGTGAGCAAACCCCTCGTACCCTGGATTGGTGGAAAGCGCAAATTGGCGGATCATATCGTGCCGCTGTTTCCTGACCACACCTGCTACGTCGAGCCGTTCTGTGGTGCGGCGGCGATTTTCTTTTGCAAACCGCCCAGTTCGGTGGAGGTGCTGAACGATATCAACGGCGATCTGGTGAACCTTTACCGGGTCGTTAAGCACCACTTAGAGGAGCTGTATAAACAGTTTAAGTGGGCGCTGAGTGGCCGCCAAAATTGGGAGTGGCTGCAGATCACTCCGGTGGAAACACTGACAGACGTGCAGCGTGCTGCGCGCTTTCTCTACCTGCAGAAGTTGGCCTTCGGCGGCCTGGTGGAAGGCCAGTCATTCGGCACCGCCACGACCAGCCGGCCGCGCTTCAATATCTTCACTCTGGAACAGGATCTTGCCGATGCACATTACCGCCTCGCGCATGCCACGATCGAGCACCTGGACTGGCGAAAGATCATCACGCGCTACGACCGGCCGCACACGCTTTTCTATCTCGATCCACCTTACTGGGAGACCGAGGGCTACGGGGTGGATTTCGGCTGGGAGAACTACCAGGACATCGCGCGCCTGGCGGGCGAGATCGAGGGCCAGATGATTATCAGCATTAACGCCCATCCAGAGGTACACGAGTTGCTGGGGCATCTGCCCCACACCTCAGTCGACTACAAGTACACCGTGGCAGGCAACGGCCAATCGAGTGAGTGTACGGAGATGATTTACGGCACTTGGCGCGAGGGCAAGGTGCCGCCGCCCAGGGGCGTCACAGGGGGTTTATTCTGATGGGTGTTTATCCGGCGTTTAAATCCATCTCCGCAGCCACCCCATCGCATCAGGCAACCGCGCCAGGCCTTCCCGGGCGAGGCCAGCTGTCACTGCCTGGAGGTGCTGCGCTGACAGCGCATTGACCGACGCCGCCAACTCGGCCTTTTCGGTGGCGAGCAGATCGGAGTTCTCGATTGCGGCGAGGAGGACATCGCGGATCGGGGTGGCGTGGATTTTCGGGGTTGGCTGGGTGCTCATGTTGCTTCCACTCGCGGTCAGATTTAGTTTGCAATCCATAACAGCAGACCGGCTAAGCAGGCCCCCGCAAATACCAGGACTCCCAGAGCAGTACCACGCGAATGTTCGATCTCTACGACAGGCAGATTTGTGCCGCAGTATCTGCATTTTGCAGCTTCGTTCCTGACAACTTCTGCACACGCTGTACATTTTTTGTACCCATTGAGCACTTCCCCATCTGCTAGTCGTTGCTTTTCATTCTTACGGGATGCAGTGATACCCAGCGCTACTGCGAATATAACGATCCCGGTAGTAATGTAAGAAAACCCGAGACCCGAGGCGAAGGCTGTACCTATAAAAATCGCGGTAGTGGTCAACAGTCCATGCCAGAACCAATTGAGACCACGGACTGCAGCAATCAGAGCTATCACTATTCCACCGAGGAACACAATGGACACTACAAAATTCGGCGCATTCATACTTTTGCTCTCCGTCGCTAGTTGCGCTGTGTGCTATTGAATCCAGTTGTTGTCATTTGCCGCTTTTCTTTTTGCCATCACGTCCGTGTGAGAGAGCACTAGCCGCGCTTTCCACGGCCCGTTTTCCTTCCTCGCTCGACCCCCTGTAATTTTCGATAAGCGCTCGTTCTCGCCGACTCAATCTGACCAGGTCTACGTCGCTTTCAGCAATACGCACATCACGCATCACCTCATTTGCCAGAACCTGATAGTCCGCTGGTGGTTGTTTGTGACGTTCGATATATCGATCTTTGGCTGTTGCGCCATGCAGCACCCATTGAGGGTCAATCAACAGTTCGGGGCGTTTTGCGATCAGCGCGAATAGCTTGTCTTCAGGGAATGCATCTCTAGCTTTCCTTGCGGTAAATGCTTTCACGGTCATCCCTAACAGCGCGGCAACCTCTTTGTCGGTTTCCAGTCCCGCCGCCTGCTTGAGACGCAAAAGAATATCTACAAAAGTATCCATAGGTCCTTTACAAGACTACAAATGTAGTTATAAACTCCATATACAGCATTGACTATGTTGCTACACAGTTAAGAAGGAGCACTACCATGGACGCACCATACCCATTACCTATCAACAAGCCGTATAGCAGTCAGGAGGTCAAGGCCAAGTTCCTGGCTGCAGGGGTCACGATTTCGAGCTGGGCGAAAGCCAACGGCTATTCGCGTCATAAAGTCTATTTCGTCATCAACGGCCAACTCAAAGGCCATTGGGGTAGTTCACACGACATCGCCGTCGCGCTCGGCATGAAACTGTCAGTCGCGCAGATCGCCGCGTAGACCGACCACCATGACCATTTCCTCATCCGTTCATTTACCCGCCAAGGTTGGCACAGCGGCAAGTGTTTTGCCAACACGCAAACCCTGCATTTGTTTGGATGCCGCCAAAAACCTGCCGTGCGGGTGCATCCAATGACCCGCCGTAATTGGAAACGTGCCCAGCCCAGCAGCCTGCGCCAGGCACTGGAGTGGTCCATTGACCATGCCCGCGAGCGGCACAACCTGAGCGTTGAGCGCATCGCCGAGCGCATGGGGCTGGAAAGCCACTGGACCTTGTACAAGTGGGTGCAAACCGGGCGCATACCCGCCGTGTTCATCCCGGCCTACGAACACGTGTGCGGCATCAGCCTGGTGAGCCGCTGGCTGGCAGCCACCACCGGCAAGGTGCTGATTGATATGCCAACCGGCAGATCGTGCACCTCCCAGGAGCTGCAGGAGCTGCAAGGCGTATTGCACACCGCCGTGGGCGCGCTGTTTGCGTTCTACGACGGCACCACCGATGACATACAGCAAACCCTCAGCGCGATCCAGAGCGGCCTTGAGAGCCTCGCCTGGCATCGCGGCAACGTACAGCAGCACCAGACCCCACAACTTGAACTCGGAGAAACCGACGATGAGTAACCCCAAAGTCGCGGCGCTCTTGCGTCGCCTGGACAACCAAGCCCAGGAGCAGCTGTGTGCCGAGGTCGTGCGCCTGGCAGAGGAAACCGAGCGCCTGCGCCACGAGCTGCTGCAGATGGAGTCCTGCGCCGATGGCTGGCGCGAGGATGCGATGAACCTGCACGAGCAACTGGCGATCGTGACCGGTGGCACAGCCGGCATCATGCAATCGGGCGAACTGGTGGTTGTGGCACAGCATGACGCCGATCTGCAGGACGCCGATGCCCCGCTCAGCCCCGAGGACGCCGCCTGGATCAACGCGTGGCTGGCCCACGATAGCGCAGACCCTGCTGGCCTCAGCCGGGAGATCGCCGCTCATGGCTAGCACACCACGCGTCAGCGGGAGCGCCACCAAAGTGCTTCGCGTTATTAAGGCGCTCAAGGGCCACAGCCTGCACGGGTTGAGCAACGGCGACCTGGCCAAGGGACTCGGTGAGTCACCGTCAACCATCAACCGGGCGCTGAACACACTGATCGAGGAGGGCTTTGCGGTACGGCTCGATACGGGCCGTTTCGCGCCTGGCATCAGCCTGCTGCAGATCGCACAGTCGTACAGCAATGAGATGTCATCCGCGCAGCAGCGCATCAACGAAACCAACCAGCGCGTCCTGGCGGGCGCCCATACACCAGGAGTAGGAAACCATGGCTAGAACGCCGAATAAAGGCCCAGCAATTACAACCGACAGCCTGCCTGCAGAGGTGGCCGATCATGTTCATGGATTGCAGGAAGTGCATTCCAAAGCGGACGCGATGGTCATGAGCGCCACTGACGCTCTGCTGGCGGTCGGGCGTATGCAAGGATTTCAGTTTCTTACGACAGTCTCAGATGTCGCGTTTGCGCAAAATTTCCAAATTATAAAGAAATCAAAGGGATACATCGGAATACCTTTCCGCGACAGGGACGGCAAACCTTCGACTGTCAGAGATTTGGAGGAGTTCTGCCGGGTCTTCCTTGGTAAATCTTATACCCGCTGCTTCGAGTTGGCGAAAAACCTGGAACTGCTCGGCACCGACCTCTACGAGGCCGCCGAGGCAATCGGTTTCCGAGCCCGCGATTACCGTGCATTGAAGGCCTTGCCTGCCGATGAGCAGGCGATCATACAGCAGGCCATCCAGACGCAAGACCGCGAGCAGGTCATCGAGCTGCTGCAGGACATGGCGTTGAAGCACAAGGAAGAGCGTGATGCCGATAAAAACCTGGCTGCTGATAACGCCGCCGACCTGGACGCAACGCGGCAGATTCTCGACGAGGAAAAGGCCGCACACCAGGAAACAAAGCTCGGCCTACAGCGCGCCCTGAAACGCATCAAAACCCTGTCGGTGGAGGAGGCCGACAAAGAGCTCCGCAAGGAAGCTGCGTTGGTCGCGTTCGAGGCTGAAGTAGCGATATCGGGCAACCTGCGCGAGGTGTGCAACACGATGCTCGATCACGCCGAGCAGCACGGTGGTACTGATTGCCGGCCATTTCTGGCCAGCATGGTGCGCCACATCGAGACCCAGCTCGCCGCATTGCGTGATGAATTCGCCCTGCCCGATGCGGAGGGAATGGAGGAGTTCGCCTTCCTTAGCGCCGACGCAGATCACTAATCCATGAGCGCCGTTATTACCCAGCATTTGGTCGATCTGTCGCGCTCGCTCGCTACGGCGCCGCGCAATCAGAAAACAGCCCTGTGCCAGGTCGCTGCCGAGGAACTGGGCCTGTCACTGGCCACCGTCTACCGCAAGATGAAGGAGATCACCGTGGCAACAACATCACGCAAGCGCCGCACGGATGCTGGCATCAGTCAGCTCACGCGGCAAGAAGCGTTGACCATCAGCGCGGCCATTATCGAATCGGCCCGGCGCAACGATAAACGGCTGTACTCACTGGAGGATGCCGTCGAAGCGTTGCGCGCCAGCGGGCTGATCAATGCCGGGCGAGTGGATACTGCTACTGGCGAATTCGTCCCCATGTCGATCAGCGCGATTCGCCGCGCAATGATCAATTACCGGCTGCACCCGGATCTGCTGCTTGCCTCGGCGCCAGTGACCGAGCTGGTGAGTGAGCACCCGAATCACGTGTGGCAGATCGACGCCTCACTGTGCGTGCTGTATTACCTGCAGGGCAGCGCGCAGCCAGGCGTCAACGGTTTGCAAGTGATGCATGCGGACAGGTTTTACAAGAACAAGCCCCGGAATCTCGCCAGCATTGCCGCTGATCGTGTCTGGTCCTACGAGATCACGGACCACTATACAGGCTGGATTTATGTCGAGTACGTAATGCGCGCCGAGAGCAGCGAGAATCTCACCAGCGTGTTAATCAACGCCATGCAGGAACGTGGCGGCGCGGACATACTCCACGGCGTACCGCGCATTCTGATGATGGACCCCGGCAGCGCCAACACATCGGCGATGACTCAAAACCTGTGTCGATCGCTGGGTATCCGGTGCATCCCCCACGCACCTGGTGCGGCTCGTGTAACAGGCCAGGTTGAGAATGCCCGGAACCTGATCGAGCGCAAGTTCGAGGCCGGGCTGCGGTTTCACCCGGTGGCGAATCTCGACGAGCTGAACATGCTCGCCCAAAAATGGCGGAGCCATTTCAACGCCGACAAGGTGCATTCCCGCCACAAGAAATCGCGCACTGCATTGTGGATGACCATCCGCCAGGAACAGCTCATCAAAGCCCCTGCCGTTGACGTGTGCCGTGCGCTGGCGGTGTCGACGCCGGTGTCGCGCAAAGTCACATCGAAGCTGCGCATATCCTTTGAGGGCAGCGAATACAGCGTCGCGCTCGTACCGCACGTGATGGTGGATGAAAAGCTGATGGTGACGCGCAACCCGTGGCGAGCCGACTCTGTGCAAGTGCATACGACCGATGCCGAGGGACAGGAAATATTCTACGTCGCACCGGCGATTGCGAAGAATGAGGCAGGCTTCGATATCGACGGCGCGGTGATCGGCGAAGCCTTCAAGCGGCATGCCGAGACGCCGGCACAGATATCCCGCAAGGCAGCTTCACGGCTGGCGATGGGTGTGGACTCCGAGGACGAGCTGAAGGCTGCGCGCAAGGAAAAGCGCATTCCGTTTGGCGGCGAACTCAAGCCATACCAGCACATCGCCGATGCGAAGCTGCCCGATTTCATGCCACGTCGAGGCACGCAGCACGACCTGGTTCCACCAAAGATCGAAACCGCGCCGCTCAACGTGATCCAGGTTGCAAAGCAGTTGCGATCGCAGTTCACGGATTGGGGCCCCGATCACCTGGCCTGGCTGAACAAACACCACCCGGCAGGCGTGAAGGAGGAGCAGCTGCAGGCGGTCGCCGATGACCTACGCAAATCCATCACCACACGCCCTGCACTCACCGTGGTGGGCGCGTGATGCATACGCTGAAACTGAAAACGTTGCTGAGCTATCACAACATTCCGCAATCGGATCTCGCTCGTGGAACTCGCATTTCAGCCTCAGCCCTGTCCCAGATCTTAAATAGCGACTTCTGGCCGAAACGCATCAAGCGTGTCGACCTGGAGCAACGCATCGTCACCTGGCTGCAGAATTTCGGGGTCGATGGCATGCAGCTGGTCGGAATATTCGAGCGCGATCCGCCGATCAATGAAGTGGTTGCCGCCCCCCTAAAACGCCGGCACACCCCGCGACTCGCCTGTTTGCACCATGAAGATTGTGTACTCAACCCCAACCACCAGGAGTTCGATATGTTGCTACGCAAACAAACGCTGACCACGGAGGCGAAGCAGGCGTTCCGCTTTGCCCGTGATCCATTCTCCGACCCGCGCGACAGCAAGGAATTGTTTGTCTCGCCGGAGATCCGCTACGTGCGGGAAAACCTCTACCAGGTAACGCGCTACGGCACGTTCCTGGCCATTGTCGGCGAAAGCGGCAGCGGCAAGAGCACCATTCGCAAGGATCTGCACGCGCGCCTGGCTGCAGAGCAGAAGCCCGTGATCATGATCGAGCCGTATGTGCTCGGTATGGAAGATTGCGACAAGAAAGGCCGCACCCTGAAATCCTCGCACATTTGCGAGGCGATCATGGCGTGTGTCAGCCCGGGCGTCACCGTACCGCAATCCTCTGAGCGACGGTTCCGGGCGGTGCACAACGCACTGCGCGAGTCGCAGCGCATGGGCAACCGCCATGTGCTGATCGTGGAAGAGGCGCACGCGATCCCGATCCCGACGCTGAAGCACCTGAAACGGTTTTTCGAGCTGGAGGACGGATTCGAAAAGCTGCTCAGCATCGTGCTGATCGGTCAGCCTGAATTGGGCATGAAACTCAGCGAATCACGCGCGGACGTGCGCGAGGTCGTGCAGCGCTGCGAGGTGGTGCGCCTCAATCCGCTGGGCGACCAGCTGGCCGCGTACCTAAAACACCGTTTCGCTATGGCCAACACGTCGCTCGACGATGTGATGGACGAGCCCGCAATCGAAGCGCTGCGCGGACGCCTGACGGGGCACAGCCCCAAGGCAACTGGCACGTTCAGTGTGCTGTACCCACTGGCTGTACATAACGTGCTGACCGCAGCACTTAACCTGGCCGCGTCGCTCGGATCGGCGCGGCTCACTGCTGAAATCGTTGAGGAGGTGTGACATGGACCACGAGGTAAACAGCCCACGCCGGTTGCAGCCGGTGAAGCCACTGAGCAGCAGGCACAACATCGACTCGCTGATTGCGCGGCTCGACCAGGCGAGGCCGATCTACGACGCCATCGTGCGCCACAAGCAGCAGTTTGCCACTGCGGGTATCGGCAGCACCGTAATGCGCGCGGGCGGCTGCAAGAACGCCAACCCGCTGGACGAGTGGACCGACGTCACCGATCAACCTGTGCACGTACTGGCGCTGCTGGAAAAGCAGGGCCTGATCGCCACCATCAAGATCGGCAGCCGGTACTACAGCCGGCCGGCGGAATAGGAGCGCAGCAATGCCAGGACATATTGAACACTGGAAACACCAGGAGAGGGCCGAGGCGGCGCAGCACGCGCCACGTCTCGAGGAAGCGCAGATTGCACTGCATCACAAGGATACAGAAATCGAGGCCCTGAAAACCAGGCTGGAAGCGATTTCAATCCAGCTGGGAGACGCGGCGCTGACTGTGGCACGCAAGGACGATGTCATTCGCCAACTGAACCAGTCTCTCGGCGCGCTGAGCAGTACGATGGCGGCGCTGTGCGAGCTGCAGATCGCCGGAAAGGGTGACGAGCTGGAAGCTGAGATCAAGCGCCTGGCCACCAACTATCTACAAATCAAAGCGCTGGTACCAGCGAAGAGAGTGCACTGATGGATACGACGCAGGTTATCGATAAAACGCCGGATGGCTATATGCAAAACGCCGCTGGCCACCTGGTGCCGGTGGAGCTGGTGGACGAGATCGCGATCATGCGCGACGCCCTGGTGCGCGAAATGATCAAAGGCGCGCAGCAGCTCCAGGCGCAGATCGCGACGTTTAAAGAGCGCTGGGCGGGTGACTTCCAGGCCTTCCTGCAGCTTTCAGCGGAGAAGTACTCCGTCGCCTACGGCGGCGATAAAGGCAACGTGACGCTGAGCTCGTTTGATGGCCGCTACAGGGTCATGTTCGTGATGGCTGACCACATGGAATTCGACGAGCGGCTGCATATCGCAAAGGCAATGCTCGACAAGTGCATCCTGCGCTGGGGCGAGGGCGTGAACGCGCAGTATCGCGCGCTGGTGATGAATGCGTTCCAGGTCGACAAGAAGGGCAAGATCAACACCACGCGCGTGCTGGAGATGACGCGATGGGACATCGACGATGAGGAGTGGAAGGGTGCTATGAAGGCCATCCGCGATTCGGTTTTTATCTCCGGCACCAAGAGCTACATGCGGTTTTACGAGCGGCCACGCGGCAGCCAGCAGTTCAAACAGATATCACTGGATTTCTCGGCGCTGTGAAGCCGACTTTCGCCGACAACATGACGTTTTTCGAGGCGCTGCAGCGCACGCGGGCGTGCCTGCTGGCACTCAGCATGCACCAGGTGATCGCGCAGCGCGTGCGCATCATCGGTACCGCGCCCATCGTGATTGAGATCGATCGCCCGCTGGAAGTACTCGGGCATGACGTAACGGTAAATAGTGGCTACGCGGCGATCACGTTCGGTGGTTGCACGGTGGCCTGGAAAGCTCAGCAGGAGTGATCTATGGAAAATGTGATTGATATACGGCTGTTGGATTCGATTCGTCGCTCGCCAGGCCGGGTGCTGAAGCACCATACAATGAAGTTGGGAGTTAATCCGGTGCAGGGATTAGAAAGCGTCAATCGGCTGATAGAGGCCGGGCACGTTCACAGGCACAGCTTTTCTGACAAGCTGAGGATTGCGGATGATGTCGCGCCGCAGGGTAAAGAGCCAGAAATTGTTGAGCCTGTGCAGCCGAAACGACCGGGCGCGTTCTCCGCTCGTGTGGGTATCCCTGATCCGGATTCTGCGACAAGTAAACCGGCTGCAGAGGTGGCTACGCAGGAAGAGGCGCAATCTGCCAGCGATGCGCTGCTGGAGCAGGTGCCGACGATCAGTTCCGCGCCGTTGCCGCGTCGGCTGGCGCTCTCAGAGCTGCATTGTCGAATTCTGGGGGCACTCTACGCCGGCGCTGGCGCGTTAACGACCCCAGCGATCGCTTCTGCGTGTGACATCGCTGCTACGGGTATTGGTCCTGCCCTAAACACACTGCGGCATCATGACCTGATAGACCGCATTTCAGAGCCAGGCTCGATGCCAAAAATGTGGCAGCTCACCGACGCTGGCCGCAGCCTCGCAAAAACGCCAGGTATTGTGGGCGAAATACACACCAACAAGCCCGCTGAGCCCATCTCGACGGATGCCGCCACTTCCGTGGAAGCGATCGCAACGCCTGCACCCGCCGACGAGGCTACACCACTGCAGTACATGCCGCTCACCCCTGAGCAGATCGACGAGTTTGCCAACATGCCGCTGGGATTCACGGTGATGCTTAACGAGGTGCATCGCGCGGGGTTTAATGCTGCGTCGGAGCTGTCCCAAGCCAGAAGCGCCCATAACCTTGAGCTGGATCGCCTGATGGCCCTGATCAACACGCCTGAAATCAATGCGTTCCTGCGCGCCGTGCACATCGAAGCTGTGCACCAGATTGAGCGATGGGGAGTTGCCTCGGATCGGGGAAAAAGGGCAGCAGATTGGTTTTGGCTAGTCGGTTTTCTGGCTGGTAAAGCATTGCACGCGGCCACTGATGGCGACCACGAGAAGGCGCTGCATCACTGCATCAGCACCTCAGCAGCGCTCTACAACTGGCACTGTGCAATCAAAGCCGTGGATGTGCGCACCTGTCCCGAGAGTAGCGATGTCGCTGAACGGATAGAGCAGATATTTCCAGGCGAGACGCTGGAGGCCTGATCATGTCGATCGCCAGATCCACGCTCAGCAAAATCCACGTCGCGCGGCAGCAGCTCAGCCTGGACGATGACGCCTATCGTGGGCTGCTGGCACGTGTGGCTGGCGTGCGATCTGCCAAAGACCTCACTGATCACCAGGCCGGTGCCGTGCTGCGCGAGTTCGAACGCCTGGGTTTCGTGCCACGGACTGCGCCGAAGACCAGGGGCAAACCCCGCAATTTCAATGCCCGGTCCATGCCTCAGATGATAACGAAGATCGAGGCGCAGCTCGCCGACATGGCGCTGACCTGGTCATACGCGGACGGCATCGCCACGCAGATGTTTGGCATCAAGCGTTGCTCCTGGGTGCGAGAGCCGAAACAGCTGCGCGCCATCATCGCCGCTCTCCACGTGGAACAGGAACGTCGCGGTCTATTGGCGAGCGTGGAACGGCTCATGTCCGACCTCGACCGGGTACTTCCAAACTGGCGGGCTGATTTGGAAGAGCTGCCGAAAGGGTGGCAGCGCCATCGTCCAACGCTCAAGCGGCTTGTATTGCGCCTCGGCGCGCTGCTTGACACCCAGCTGGCAGGAGACGACATCGAATGAAAAAGTTTCGTCCGGAGCAAACCAGGCGCCGTAACGATCTGCTGAGCGATCTGGCTGAGTCAGTCTCTCACGAGCTGATCAGTTTCGGCATGGACCCCGACCAGGCGAAGCAGGCGGGCGAAAATGTAGCGCTGGCCATTCACGAGAACTGGCGCGGCATGTCGGTGGTGTTCCCGATGCATCCCGAGCTGGCGCGTCAGCGCCTCCGGGCTGCGGTGCTGGCGGAATACAACGGCAGCAACATGGCTGACCTGGTGCGCAAGTTCAACCTGGCTGAGAACACGATCTACAAGTGGATCAAGGAAGAGCATACGCGGCGGATGGACCAAAAACAGATCACTCTCGGACTTGAGGAGGGCGCGTGATGGACTATTCCTGGATGGTATTTTTCGCTGCTTTAGCGGTGGTTGTGGTGGTCGCTGGTCCTGCGCTGGGCAGGAAGGCCCTGGATTGGCTGGCTGCGTTCATTAACGACGAGTATTGATGTGTCGCAGGATGATTGCAGGAAGCTACGCTACCCGGGCAGGAACGAAGCCCGCAACGCGCTGAGCAAGATTCACCGCCAGGCACGTCGAAATCGTGGTAAGCGGCGTCAGCACAAAGAATGTCGCATTTATCATTGCCCACGATGCAATGGATGGCACCTGACCAGTATCAGCTGGAGTGATAACGGTGCCTATTAAGCCGGAGAACCGCCACAATTTTTAAGAGGTTAGGTAAGTGAAGAACAAACTGACTGATCTGAATAATCACTTATTCGCACAGGTCGAGCGCCTGTCTGACGAAGGTCTCAAAGGCAAGGAACTCGCCGAAGAGATTGAGCGTGGCAAAGCAATTTCCGGTGTCGCAAAGGACATAATTGCCAACGCTGCATTGGTTCTCGATGCGCAAAAAGTCGCCTTGGAGCATGGTCCCAAGACAGCAATGCCAGCTCTGCTGGCTCTGGGCGATGATCGTTGATGTCCAGATACACTAGCGAGATGCTGGAATTCCTTCGCAATGGCTATCTGCTCATGCGAATTCCCGAGCTAACAACGGCATTCAACGCGAGTTTTGCGTTGAACAAATCAGCTGCGCAGATCAAATCGACACTGAAGAACCACAAATTTACCTGCGGCCGCCCGCCAGGATACGCTAAAGGAGAGCGGTCGATGCTCAACCGTGAGCAGGTCCAATTCCTGCGACAAAACTACCTCTCGCTGAACAGGGTCGAGCTGACGAATGCACTGAACAGTGCATTTGCCACGGAGTATACGTCGTCGCAGATCGTATGCTTTTTGAAAAATCACGGCATCCGCAGCGGGCGCACAGGTGCGTTTCGGAAGGGATCAACGCCGCCCAACAAGGGCGTTAAAGGCTGGCAGGCTGGCGGGCGCTCAGCGGAAACCCGCTTCCAGCGAGGCAGGCCAGCTCAGGAAGCGCATAACTATCTCAGGATCGGGTCCACTAAGCTCGACAAGGACGGGTATTTGGTGCGTAAAGTCACTGACGATCCGCTGCTGGTGCCGGCTCGCCGGTGGGTTGGGGAGCATCGCCTGATCTGGGAAGCAGCAAATGGCCCTATCCCCGCCGGTCATGTCGTGGTCTTCTTGGATGCCGACAAAGGTAACATCGTCCTGGAGAACCTGCGCTGCGTGCACAAGTCTGTGATTCAGTACATGAACAAAACTGGCCTAAATGGTACATCTGGCGAGGCGCGCAAAGCGGCTATCCTGACATCGGAGATCATGGCTACGGTGTTCAAAAAGTCCCGGCCATAGTTCGTCAGTTAAACTGATTGGTGATGGACGCTGCGTTTACTAATTGTTGGCGTACCCGAGGGTACTTGCACTGATCGCTTAGCCTGTTGCCGTGTCGGCAACGCTTTTTCAATAACACATCCCACCCGGTACACAGCTCTCCCCCTAAATCCCACAATTATCGCGCACAGAGATGGGTATTTTTCTCACTCCCTCACAACCT